AAATTATTCATCATAGTTGCGAACGCATCATAGATATCATATCTCATTTCAGTTTCGATAGATAAAACAGCTTTTCTTACAAATTCAGCTAATGTATAAGCACCTCTTAATACATCGTATAAAGAAATACCTACAGAAATTGCGTGAACTTCTGGAACAACAGTCTTTTCTCCTTTAAATTGTCTAGTGATATCGAAATCTCTTTTAGCTCTTCCACCTTTAGCAACAACAAATAAATCTCTTGGTTCAATTTCAACTTTTAAAGTATCTCCCCAAGCACCATTTTTAACTTCTGCGATAACTCCTAAGTCTTTAATTAATGTGTCAGGTATAATTAAATCAGTAATCATACCGATGATAGCGAATGCAGATTCTCTAACATCTGAGAAATTACAGAAAGTTGCTAAATCGTTATAGTCAGAAACTTTTCTTCCAGACATTCTTTCGATTTCATCAGTATAGAATTTTAACATTTTGCTATTCATTTCTTCGAATGTAGTACCAGCGGCGCTACTTTTCTTACCATTGATATATGATTCATAGTATTCAACAAATTTAGAATAAGCATTTTTTCTTTCTTCATCATTTGCTGTGAAATTTAAAACACTATTTGGTAATCTCATTTTATATTCCTCCTTCTTAAATTTTATAAATTATTTTTTTTGTTTAAAATTAGATAGCAACACATTCAAGTAAAACAGCAGCAACTCTTTGAGTTCCGATTGCGCTTGCTCCACCAATTGAAATATAAGCATCTGCGTCTAATACTTTGTAACTTAATCCAGATACTACAGCACTAGCATATTGTAATTTGCTTTCTCCAGCAGCAACTACAGCGAAATCATCAGCAGTTCCTTCGATACCATTAGCAGAGATTAAAATTTTATCTCCTACTTGTGGTCTATATGCACTAAATACTAATCCTTTTGAGTTAGTAAAGTTTCTTGGGTCATTTAAACCAATTTTATATTGATTTCCCATTTCATCTGTCATAATTGAGTCTTCTGGACTAAATGCCATATAAACATCGTGTAATTCACCACTTGCGATAGCAGCTGGTTCATAAGTTTGAGTAGCTGAATCATAATCTCCAGCTTTAAATACCATACCGTTATCATAATCATTAGAAGCGTCTAAGAAACTTTGATTTAATGAATCAATATTTTTAGCAGCTACTAAACTTGGTATTAAAACAATTTTTGCCATTTTAATTTCCTCCTTCTTAATTTTTTTAAATTATTTCCACGTATATTCATTTGATGTACTTTGTTCATTAACTAATACATCGTTAACAGCCATTCTTGTGATTTTAGTTTCTTTAACTTCGAAATTTTTGCTAGATTCCATTTTATCAAATGCTTTAGCTTTAACTTCGTTGCTAAAAATGTTTAATTCGTCTAATGAATATTTTTTCGCTTCTTCTCTTAATTCAGCAATTTCATTATCATCAAACACGCTACGTACACCAGAAATTATACTTTCTACTTGAAGTGATTTTTCTTTAGCTTCATACTTTTCAACTTTATCTTTTAAAACCTCACATTCTTTTCTTAAAGAATCTCTTTCAGCTTTAACAGTTTCAAAGTCTTCTTCTTTTTCAGGTTCATCAACTTCACAATTTTCAGTAGGAAGATTTTCTTCAGTTTCAGTTTCAGATGTTTCAGCTTCATTTTTGCATTCTTCTTCAACATCTTTGCATTCATTTTTGCATTCTTCTTCAACTTCTTCTACATCTTCCTTAGAATCATCATCATTTGAATCCTCTTTATCATCGTCATCTTCTTCATCAGACTTTTCTTCTTCAGATTCAAATTTCTTTTCTTTATCATCTTCAGAATACATAGTTTCATCGTCTTCTTTAGATGATTCTTCTTGAGTTTCAGCAGTTTTAGTTTCTTCTTCAACTATTTCTTCTTTAGTTTCATCTTCAACCTTAACTTCTTCTACTTCTTTAGTTTCATCCATTGTACCTTTTTCCTCCTTTCCTGAAAATTCCGTAACAATTGTATCATCACGGTGTTCATTATATACTTTTAGTGCATTTTCGCAGTCGAATTTGATTATAGATGCACTACTGCCTTCGCAGGCAGGTACGTGGTCTAACCCTAAAATGGTAACTCCGTTAAAAACAAATTCTTCAATCGTTAACAAGTTATCATTTTCATCAACTTGCCCAGCAAGTACTGTAATTTCCATAGAAACATCTCTATGGTTACCTTTTTCTTTAAATACTTCATAAGCCCAATTCGCATAGACTTTTGACATTATTGCTTGAGCAACTAAATAAGTTCTTCCTTTTCTTTTTTCAAATCTCATTTTTGAGCTTTCTGGGAAGAATCCAACAATTTGTTCATCTGGTTCGTGGCCTTCAAAATCATTACCATTAAAACCAGCAACTAAAAATTTATTTTTTAATGTGTCTTTAGCTCTTACTAAAGCCTCTCTTGTAATAGGTACATTATGTCTATTATTACCATCGTGACAAACATAAATTTCTACAACAGCTAATTGACTATCAGAATATTCCTCTGGGACTATTTCAAAGCTAGCAACATCTATCGAGAATTTTTCTAATTTTATCTCATTATCCATTTATAATCCCTGCCTTTCTTAATATTTCAAATCTGACAGGTAAATGAGATAAGACATCTTGTAATTCCTTAGTATTAGAGAATTTCATTTTATCTCCATCTCTACCTAATAAAGGAAAACCTTTTTTGATTAGGAAGTTACCAAGTGTTTTTCCACAAGTATAAACATTAGAGAAATTCATATCTTTAATATTACTTATAAACATATATAACTCCCCCTTTATTGATTTCCACCTTTTTCTATGTTTGAACCTCTACTTCTAGTTTCTTCTCCGCTATCAGTTAGGTCGCTATCTTTAGAAGCAGGTCTTCCAGCCCCATTATTTGGAGTCGAACCTTGTGTTACATTGCCTTGTGTATATATATTAATCATTGGTCTTAATTTTTCAATAAAATCACTCGCATTCATTTCTTCAAGTTCTCTTTCAAGTTCTATTTTATTTAATCCCAATGATGATGCTATTTTATTTGGCAATACAACACCTTTATCAGCATATTTAAATGCCTCATCTTGTCTTGCTTCTCTGTCAAATTTATCATTTGTTCCAACAAATCTAAAACTCCATTTATATTTTTTAGTATGTTTATTAGCATAATATTCTAAAAAATTTTCAAATTGTGGATATATAGATTTAACTAACATTCTATCAATATCAATAGAAAATTGACTTTCTATTGCATTTTGATTTTCTCTTGTTGAGAATATAACCTTACCACCACTTAGCAATGAACTTGTAATACTCATAAATGTTTCATATGTATCATTGTCAGTATTTTTAAATTCAATACCTTTAATATCTTCTGTTGGTAATGCTAAAACTTTAATAGCAGCCTCTAATCCTTGAGTTGCTAAACCAATAAATTTACCTAAAGTATCAGCATCAATAGCTAATTGATTCGCTACACTTGCTGCTTTTTTCTCATTTAAATAAGGAATTGATGATACTAATAATTTTCTAGCAGCAGCCATACTTTGATTTACTTGTAAATTTCGCATTACTGGAATAGCAGCCATTTCAGGAAGCATACCGGAAAAGAACGGTATTTGTAAATTATGATTTTGGTTAAATTTGAACACCCAACAACCGTCGGCTGGGTCTGTTTGAGTCCATAATGCAAAACTTCCCGTCCTTTTATTTATTTTATTGCTTGGTATATATGGCTTTGTTTGCTTTCCATCAAACATTTCTAAATATCTTTTCTTTATCCAATCAGGATAACAATTTATATCAACTTCCCCCTGAAGAAACCAATTCATATCTATATCATATAATAAACCGTATTCCCACTTACCAGTAATCATAGCATATTGAGAAGGAAATTCTTGTATTACAGACTTATCTCCTAGCTCTCTAAACATAGCATAATATGTTTCATTCATAACAATATTCCAAGCTATATTTTTGAATTGTTCTCTATAATTAAAAGCATTTATAAATTTTTTAATTTCCTCATAATCGTTTTTATATTTAGAAGTTTTATAATCTTCTGCTTTTGCATTTTTACAAGAAATTTCTAAATCAAATGCTGGTAGGTTAGCCAAATACTCTTGATTTCTTTTATACATTAAGCTGCTAAAATAATAAGATTGCCCATAATTAACTATATTACCTTCATTTTCAATAGGATTAGATAAAGCTTTTTCAATTTCATTTCCATTTGGAGTTTTATTTGTAGCAATATTTAATCTTTTCATTATCTCGTTTTGTGTATATGGAGTAAATACTCCCGCTTCCGCCATACCTTTAGAGAATTTTTCTATATCAAATGTGCCATTTATAATTTGCTCATCTCTGATGTTTAATGCATTATCTAATGCTTGTAAAACTTCAGTAACTTGTTTTTCTGTTAATTCCGTATTATTACTCAATCTTATTCACCTACCTTTCCTAATAAATATATTTTTTTAAATAAGATAAAGCATCAATATCTTTTTTATACATATCAGCTTTACCCTGTTTTTCATATTCCCATACTACGGATAATCCATACATTAAACTTGTAGCACGGTCTCTTTTTTTACTTTTTACTATTCTTGTATAAATAATCTTTCCACCTTCGGAGTAAGATTGTTTTATATTACTCAATTCCTGAACGAGATTATCGTGTTCAACGTGAATAACCTGTTCCTCCGGTCTATATTTACCATTTTTATAATCTTCATCCGTTTCACTACTATCAACCAACAATTGAAGACTTCCGTCTTCAAATCCAGTTTTCATATAAGGATAAAAAGTACTATTAAATTCTTGTGTTGCGGTGATTCCTCTAATCATTGGGGATGCATCAGGAAGCAATAATTGTGCTTCTTCATCATCATCGCAAATTAATGGTGGAAATTCTTCCATTTCCCCTCTTGTATTTCTTGCACTCCAAGGTTCTTCCAATAATGATAATAAACCTTGTCCGGCAGACTGAGCATCTATTACCAATTTTTCAGTATTTGGGAATCTAATATGTATTAATTCTCTTAAAAAATCTCTTTGCTCTTTTAATGTTGCACCATTCATTGTTTTTGTAAAAACAATTTGTTTAGTAAATGTACCATTTTTTCTCGGTATTAATTTAATGACGTGTGTACAAGCATTATCAGAACCAGATTTACCAGACACGGCAACGTCGTGCGTAACAATATATGAATATTGACATTTTTTTGGTTGCTCTAATTCACATCTGTCGATAACTCTACATTTAGAAGTTATATCATATGGATAATAACTATCATTGGCGCTACCAACAAATCGACCTTCGTACTCATAAGCCCATTTGTCTAATGTCATTTCTGGGTCGTTTTTTTCGAGCATCATACTTTCTTCTGTAAATAAACCAGCATCAATACCAACCGTATAATCAAGGCTTGCAACAAAATAATTTTTATCACCAGAAACCATATTACTATAAAAATTTAAAAATCTTTGATATAAGTCACAAGTTTTTAACCAAGCAGAAGATATATAAACCATTCTTCCGTCTTCATATGGTGCTTCTGGAAATTTTTTTCTTAATTCTACTGCGTTTTCTCTTGGCGTTTTTGTCATAGGGATTAAAACTTCTTTTAATGCTTCTGTTTTAACTAATCTGGCTTCATCAACTAAAATTAATTGAAAACGCCATCCTCTACTAGAATCACCTTTTTGATTATTACCCAAAGTAAAAGCTCTAATTGAACTTCCATTTTTAAATTCTACAATACAATTGTCCTGCCCAGTATTAATATTCGAAATTTCTCTTTTTATGTTTTCGTTTTTTATTAATTCTCCCTCAATTTTTTGTTTTATTACCATTCTTGCCTGATTACCATTACCAGATACTATACCTATTTTAATTCCAGGATATAAAATAGCCATACAGGTAATAAATATTGCAGCAATATATGATTTAGTTAAACCTCTACACATAATAAACATTATATTAGGAAATCTTCCCATTGCTCTCAACAACAATCTTTGAAATGGGAATAAATTTGTCATTCCTAAAATATCTACTGCAAATTCATCAACATAATATCTATAATATGATAAGAATTTAGTCCATTCTTCATAATCAATTTTTTCTACGTTAATAGGGTCGTAACTCAATGGAGAATCTGTATTATCATATCCCCAAGTTTTTTGAGCTTCAACACCTTTACGAACTTTTTTTACATTTACAGCCATATTACAAACTCTTATTAATATTCATAAATTGGTCTATAATCTTATCAAACATATCTTTATCTTCTGGTATATGTTGAGGAACGAAATTATGTTTTTCCACGGCATCAAAAACTCTACCGAAGCATCCAAGTGAAACGTCACTTGCGCTCCTTTGACTTTCTGCAAATTGTGCAGATTTTGATAATCTATCAAAATTTGATACAGCAGTATTATATGCGCTTACCGCATCTTTATCTTCTGGATTATCTCTCATAAAATTATAAGTATCATTCATTATCAATGACGCTTGTGCAATTCTTCTAGCATAATCCTTATGATTTGTTGTAATTATTTTGAAATCATTATTTAAATCTTGATAATATTTATTTAAATAATCAATTTCTCTTTTTGAATAATATCCTTGCCATTCATCGTTCCACTCTTTTATTTCTTTACCGTCTTCATCTCTTTCTATGTGAGTTGAATCTTCATATATGCTATCTTTAAATCGAGCATTTTCATATCTAGTTTTATAAGTGGAATTTATTAAATTTAAATATGTTTCAATATAGTCGCCATCTACGCTTGCAAGAGCCTCTCTCCAAATATCTTGAATAAATGGTGTATCTAAGGTTTGTAAGATTTCATAAATAGTTTCCATATTGTCAATATTAATAACTTGTTTTATACAATCTTTACAATATGGATGATATCCAATATAAGCATTTCTTGATTTATAAAAATTACTCGTTGGTTGATATCTACCCATAGCATTACAATCTTTATTTTGGCAAATCTTTTTTGGCTCTTTTGGCAAACTATTTGTAACGGTTTTGTTTTTAGTTGCCATTTAAACACCTTTCTTTCTTAATTTCGAGCAGCAGCCGACAAAAGTCAGCAAGAGCGTTGCAAAGCAACTCCTTCTATTTTGTGTTTTACCATATAGGTCGCCGAAGCTAGGCTGGGGCTGCTATCTCCCGTCATAAAAAAGAACCCTATTCGAGTTCTACTGTATAATTGCATTCTATTCCATCTTTATTACAAACTAATACTGTTTGAGATGGTCTACCACTAAGTCTTAATTCAATAGTATGGTCGTCTCCTGAACCGGGCATACTACCAGATTGAACCATTTTAATTCCGTTAATTTCTGTTGTTGCCGGAAAATGTTTATGTCCAAGTAAAACACAATAAGGAAAATATCCTATCATCATACTTAATTTAGCTAGCCCATTTTGATTCATTGAATCATAATCTCCGTGGCAACTAACATAATGTTTTCCTCTAACAACAAATGATGTAATTGTATTGTCAAAAGCATCTATAAATTCAATATTATCAAATGCTTCTAATTTTCTTTTTGCGTACCATTCTATAATAGTATCTAAACGTTCGTCTTTTAACGCATCTTCTTTTTTATCTATTCTTGAATGATTTCCTACTACGCTAGCAACAGTGATGTGATTAAAATACTTGCTTAATTCAGCAATGAATGAAGTTACCATTTCACTAGCCTCTATAACTTGTTCTATCACATTCTCTCTATTTGTAATAGCTATAGATTTATGAATTGAATTACTTATCATATCACCTTGCAATGATATAAAACAATTTTCAGAATGATGTCTATCTTTAATTTCAATAATTTTATTAAGATATTCTTCCATTCTATCTTTGGCAACTTCTAAATTATATTTTCCCCAGGCAGAAGCAAAATTTTGTCCAATATGCAAATCACTTAACATAACTATTAAATCGTTGTCCGATTTAATTTTATTTTTTTGTCTTTGCTCTGGTTTTAAAGGTTTATAATCTATTTTACCTTGATTAGCAATAATTTTTTCTAAATAATCAAGTTTTTGTTCAACACGCGCTTCAATTCTAATATTTTTATTTTTATTAGTTCTTTCATCTTGTAATCGAACCCTCTCTTTTTTTAATTCTATTTTTTGCTCTTCAAGTTCTTGTAAATATTCATCACTTTCTCTTTTTGAGAATACATCTTCATAGAACATCTTTGCATATTGATATTTTTTTCTATATGCACTTTCATCTCTATATTCAGTTTCGTCATTTCTTAACTGCTTATTCAAAATTGGTGCTATAGTTTTCCAATTATCAATTTGACCAGCATCTATCATTTGACCAATTCGCCAAATATATTGATTCTCAGTTTCTCCTTCTTTTCTTTCTAAATTCATTCTCAAAACTCCTTTTAATTGTTAAAACTTGTTTTTCTTTCTCATATATATAATATTTTTTTAATATGTTGATAAACCCTTATTTTAAAAGGATTTTAGCAATTTGGGTTTTTCCTAAATTTTGTTTTTATAATATTTTTTATTTTGTTTATTCTTAATTAATTTAGCACAATTATTGCAATATTTCTTTGGTGAACGAGTCTTTTTTATAACGACTTTGCAGTTTGAACATCTCTTATAATCATCTGGATTATTATAAATATGCAGCTCTCCTAAAATATTATCATAATTATTAATAGTAAATGCAATATCGCCTTCATTTTTAATAAAAGGCAAATAAAAATAATTGTAAGATTTAAAATTATCTTCTATATATAAATTATTTAATATCAGCTTATTGCTCAACTGATGTCTTTCGCTAACTCTCAATTTCATAATATTTGCATACTTCCAAATATCAACATCATTTGTCATTACCATTTTAACGTTATTATGTTTGCTAAAAAAATATAAATAATTTTGATTTATAGCCCACTTATAATAAACCAATAACACAAATAATAAATCTTGAGCGAAATTATCATCTAAAGAATTGATAGCATCAATTTCTTCTTTATATATTTTTATCTCAACATTTGTGACAAGAGGGCAAGATAATGCTCTTTGAAAAATTCTTTCATATATCAAATCTACATCCTTTTTATCTAAATATTCACATCCAATTAATGGAAATTTATCTAATTTTTGCCTAATTTCATCATTATTTAATCCTTTTTCGTGTAAATATCTTATTAAAATGTATCTTTCTATATCTTTTTGTCTATAAGTTTGAAATTTTTTATCTTTTAACAACTTTTCAGCATATTTTTTTTCATCAAACACTAACATTATGGTTAACCTCCTGTATACTGAATTTATGCCCTAAATATTCTAATCCGTTGACTTCGTCGTCTATCAACATAATTGGGTTTTGAACTGGAATAATATCGACAATATCATCTCCCATAATATCCCAAATAATATCGTGACTTATATGTTTAATTTGACACATCATCATTAAATGATTAAATAATTCCTTTGAATTACTAAAAATATTTTGAACTTCATCCCTATATTTATCTTTATGTCCATATAATACTTGATTCATAAGTTCTTGCATATCATCATCGGCTATTCCTTCATTTTCTATCATTGTATAAAATCCCTTATATTGTTTTTCTGATTTATAATTTTTGCAAATATCCATAATTTTATTTAATTTTTCTTGATTTATATTAGAAAAATCGGCATAACTATCTAATAAACTATTTTTGTTAGGATGATATTTTATATCATTATCAGAATTTTCTATTTCTCTGCATAAATTATTCATAACGCAATCTGTTTCTAATACTGGTGAATATTTCCTGTATTTTTTTACTAATTTATTTTCTCCATCACTCTTATTTTCTTTTCTTAATAAATCTTTTATAGACATTCCAAAATATTTATAACTGATACTATTAAAATTTTTTGAATATGCTTTATAGTCTTTCATTAAAGTAGAATATAAATATATAAAGAAATAAGGTTTCTTCTTAACAACCATAGAATTATATTTATACTTTTCTGCTTTTGTAATATCATCATCATCTTTATCTATTTTAACCCAATAACGCCATTCTTTAGGAAATTGTGGGGGAGTAGTTCCTTTTATTTTATCAATTTCTGCTCCCTGAATTTCCCTTAATAACTTAATTCTTTTTTGCATTTCTTGTAATTGTTCTTGTTGCCCTTCTCCTTTAAATAAAGGCAACATTGCTATCATACTTGTTGAATAGTTTGTTATTTGCCCAACTTTTGTATCTAATCCTTTAACGTCACATCTAATAAAATTTGGAAGAGTTATTTTTTGAGTTGGAACCATTTCTTTTTCATAGGTAATAGGTATCTCATCCCTCATAGCCCCTTTTAAAAAATAAGGATTATTTGTTGAGCATACTATATCTCCATCAAAATCAGAATCGGCGTGTTTAACTGTTGCTATATCATAAATGCTATATATAATACCGCTATAAATATATTTATACCATTTTTTCATTTCTTCGGTATTTGCCAAATTTTCCACATTAATTTCTGAATAATGAGTTAAAGGACTTCTCATTAAACAAACTTCTCCATCTATTCCTCTTGAACTCCAAAAATTAGAATATACTTGATTAGCCTTTAATTCACCTTTAATCTCCAGTCCAAGAGCACTCCTTACTTGTGCAATAGGGTCACTTATCATAAATTGATAATTACCTTTAATCCATATTCTCCCAATTTTAGCTTGTCTAACAGATTCTTTTATTGAATTATATATTTTCTTTTGTACATATCCATCATTAAGCATATTGGAATTTTTTACTATTGCTTTCGTAAAAGAACTACCACAAGAACTAATCATATCATCGAGTAAATCATTTTGATTTTTGATTCCAATATTATAAGCTAAAGAATATATTTTATCTCCATTACAAATTTTTTTAAACCAATTTGTAGTTTCTGAAACTAATCCTTTTATATCTTCTTTGTCTAAATTAAGAACTTGAATATATTGATAATTTGTTAATACATATTCGTCATCAAATTCTTTATTGTATCTCGCAACACCCCATTTTAAATGATAAGAGCGATGATAGCTTAAATATCCTTCCCAAGAAGAATAATATTTAGCCATTTTAAATTGACTTTCTGATAATAATATGTCTATATCGTCTATATTATATTCTGTACCATATCTATCTTTTATTTTTGAAATACCATTTTCTCTTGCATATTCCTGAAAATCAAAAGTTACAAGATTTCCTTTAACAAAAGCCGTTCTTACAACAAAAGAACAAGGAGTATAATTTAAGTGCATATCTTCAGCCCAGTTTTTTGCCATTTGTGGGCTAATTAAGCCCTGACCATCGCAGCTATTTAATTTTAAGTCTTTATAAATTTCTTTAATTTGATTCTTTTTATTTTCATCTTTATAAATAAAGCTTAATTTTTGGTTAGGTACAATTGTGTCAAAATCTTTAATAACACAAACTCTTGGTTCTCTAACCCATAATACAGAAGAAAAAGATAATGCAAAATAAGCACTAAGTTTTGCTAAATTTATATTTCTAATTTTTTTATCAAGACCACACATTAAATGCTCTTGCATATAATCATATAATTCTTCATTTATAAAGCTTACAGTATTCCTCCTCATTTGCCCAGACCCAACCATAAATCTAACATAATGTTTCCCATTTAAATCAAAACCAGTTCTGGCAATTTCTCGATATTCTTTTTTAGTTATAACTTTTATATTAACAATATCATCAATAAATAACATATTATCTAATTGTTGTTGTAAATCTTTAATTTTATTGATATTTTCCTGAGTAGTAGGCATTTTCTTTATTGACTTCATTTCTTTTCTAATATCCTGCACTTTATTATATAAAGAAATGTGGTCACTTGTCTCCCCATAATATTCTCTTATTTTTGCAAATACTAAATTATCCCCTATTGAGACAACATTACCGTCTCTTGAAGCTTCCTTGAAAGTATATTTCTTTATTTTTTTTATTTTATTTGATGGTATTTTATATACGTAATATAAATTTTGAAGTACTTTCAAAAAAATCACTCCTTCTCTAATGTCTCACAATTGTAATCCTTATAAAAATTTAAAATATCGTCTATTTCTTTCCAAGTATTAACAACAATACATTCTTGATTGTTATAAGATTGTTGCCAAGGAAACTCGTTAAAATTTTTATATAATATTTTTAACGACGCATTTGTTTCTAAACATCTTAAATTATCATCTATTTGTATAGAATTTTTCATATTTACTTTATTTTTGTTCAAAAGATTCTTCCCGGCTTTGATAAATTTAAAATCAAAAGGAAGATTATTTTTTATCCAAATTTCTTTTTTTGATAAATTATCATCAGTACCGTTACTTATTATCACAATATTGTAAATATTTTTATATTTATCTAAAACTTCTAAAACGCCACTTTTAAAATTCAATCCATTATAAAATTCGTCGCTCTCAAACATCTTTATTTTTTCTTCTTCAGAAATAGGATAAATAGACGAATAACCATAATCTTTTAAATCTTCTTCTGTTTTAGAAAGATTATATCTTTTATT